TGGCGCGTCTTAATATTTTTTATATGGCGCGCCTTAATATTTTTTATATACGCACACGCGCGCCTTAATATTTTTTATATATGTGCGCCTTAATATTTTTTCATTATATACATACCAATATTCCAAACAACCACGGTAAAAACAATAATAAAGGTTAAAGAATTCCCAATAATCATACCTTTATCAATATTTTTAGTTGTTTTATGAGACCACATATTCTTTGATACTCCGTAGAAAATACCTGCTAAAACATTTAAAACCACTACTATAATCGCTAATATAATTGCCTTTTTTAAATAAATATTCATTATATTATATATTATATAAATATTTATTTTATTTTTTATTTAAAATATATGTTGCGAAATTCCACATAATTAAACAAAACACAACAACAAATGTTATAGCATTTGCTATTAGAATTCCCTTATCAATATTTTTAGTGGTTTTATGAGACCACATATTTTTAGATATTCCAAAGATTACCCATAAAATTACATTTAAGCATACAAGAAAAAGTGCCAATAATATTGCCTTTTTTAAATAAGGATGTAAAGTCATATATTATATATTATATATATATAATTATTTTTTTATTAATTATTTTTTTTATTAAATAATTAATTAATTTTATTTTTATATTATATATATATATTATATATATAATGACAAAATTATACTCTGAACTCAAAGAAAAGATTCATAATATGCTTTATAAAATGAAAACCGGAAACAAACCCGAACACTTTTTAGATTCAAATCAAAAAGATAGTTTAGAATTTCTTGCCACTGTTGTTGCCTTAGTTGTTTTAATTATTTTACTCGCTGTTCTTGGTAAATATTTATGGAATTGTGTCTTATGTAAATTAGTCTCCGGGGTTAAAAAGATGGATCACTGGTCACAAATATTAGGCTTATATGTTTTATTTGTTATTTTATTTCCTTAAATTAAGCTCGTGGGTTTGGGGATTAAGAAATAAATATTCCATTTTTTTCAAATCTATTTCTGGTAATTTTAATATAGATTCAAAAAAATATTGTTTATTCATAAAATCTATTTTAACTTCTGCCGGATAATATAAATGGGTATAAATATCTTGTTCTTTTAATGTATTATATATATAATCTGGTAATAAGTTAAGGCTTTCAAAAGGTAATATATATAATAATTGTAAATATGGATGAACAGGATTATTTTCTTTAAACTCAACCTTTTTAAGAGGTGAATAATTATTAAAATCTGATATTGCTGGCCCAATATGATATTTATAATACCAAGTCCAATTATTATTTAATCCCATATAATATAATAAAGACCATATCATTGTTTTTACATAATCGCCACATACATATTTTATTTTTTTGGGATTAATATTATAATAAGAATAATACCTTTGTTTCCAATTAGGATGATTAAATTTTATTAAATCCGGCGTTTTCCATTCAACATATTTAAGCTCTTCCATTTTTCTTTCTTCTGGTGGCATATATTTCATTCTTTTAATAAATCTATTAATTCGCATAATCCTGTTTTCATTAATTATATCTAATGTTTCTTGTTCAATTATTGATAATTTATTAATAAATTTATAAAAGAAAAAATGATTAATTTCAACTCCATTAATCAAATATTCATTTGGTAAATCTTGTTTAATCATTAAATATATATTTATTAATATATCAACCCCGCCTTCTTTTAATTTTAAAGAAGGCAAATTTGGCAAAAAATCATTTCCTAAAAAAAAACAGAAAAAACAATAATCAATTATTGTTTTTTTATTATCTGATAATAATGTATCTAATAATTTTTCTCTTAATAATGATATATCCAAATATAAATAATTAGATAAATCAGTCATTTCAGGGCATAAATTTTGTTTTTCTCTTATAATAAACATATTTGTTCTATAATTTATTAAACTCAAAAATAATAAATCAGAATCTAATCCATATATCCCAATGTTTTTCATTTCCTCATTTTTTCTTATATAATTAAATATTTTATGTTCCCCTTCGCCTGGTTCATTTGACCCACTTAAAATATAATCTTTGTTTGTAGTTTTGTTTTTTATATTAATATAATCCTCTAATTTTTCATTTAATGTATTCATAAAAACAGTTCCCGGACTAATCATATTATAATCGTGTTTTTCTTCAACATTGGCCAACTTATTATATAATACTGATTTATACCGCCGCATTCTTTGATGTTCCATTTTAGCCCTTGGCGCTACGCCGTCAATTGCTATATATATTGTTTTAGTTGGTTTAACAAAATCCAATATATCTTCAATATAATCAAAAACCGCTTTATACATTTCTTCCATTGTATAATTCGGATTTTTTTTAACTGCTGGATGTATCGCACAATTTAAATCAAAAAACAAATGCTCTATTTTACATTCTATTTTTGATTTAATTAAAGCGTCTTTATTATATTTTTTTAATATCCAACTAAAATAACCCGGAACGCCCATTATGCGTTATATATTATATTATATATTATATATTCAATTTTAAAATTCAATTTTATATATTATATATTATATATTATATAAGTTAAATATATATTATATAATATATAATATATATATATATTAATGGCAACAGAAAATAATATATATAATAATTGCGACAATGTAAAATTATTTGATAAAAATATGAATTTATTTTATAAATCTTTGTTTAATACATTTCCGGAATTTAAACACGATATTGGTAAATCATTTAAATATTATAAAAAATGCCAAACATTTGAATATATTAAGACATTGATTGAAACTTTGGAACCACATATTGAATTAATTTCAAAATATGATGAGGGTATATTTAGTAATGATTATCAAGAATTGCCGATGAAATTATTAAAAGGGTTGGATTTTAAATTATTATTTAAATATATTAATTCAAATATTGGCGATGGTGAGAATCAATATACAATTGAAGGGGCAAATACAACAAAAAAGTCAATATTTAATTATTTACAATCTATTTATTTATCGGCAAAGATGGCACAAAATAATATTAATGATGTAAATAATGTTTTTAATAAACAAAAAGAATTATTTATTGGAATGTTTAATAATTTAAATCTAAATGATAAAATTAAAGAAACATTAAAAGATTTGAAAGACGAGGATGATAGTTCAAGCTTTGATAAGGTATTTAAAATATTTGGAATAATTAAAGAGGTTTTTGCCGATTTTGGCGATTTTGGAGATATAATGGGTATATTTAGTGATATATTTAAAGAAATAAATTCAGGTAATAAACCAATGGATAAAATTAATACCACATTTACCAAGAAGATTATTACTATTGCTAAAAATTTGATTAAAACAATTAAAAATAAATTTACAAGTGGGGCATTTACCAAAGAAAAACTTGCTGATAAATTTAAACTATTAATGACACGATTAAAAGAAGTTTTCCCTGATTTTGATTTTGATAATATGAAACAACAATGTTCTAAGATTGCGGAAGAAAATGGATTTGGTAATGTATTTAGTATGTTGTTTAAAGAATTTGGCGTTGATGGATTTGGTAATTATGCTGATATGTTTAAAGAATTCGGGGGCACGGGCACTAATGGCACTAATGGCACAGAAGATGGCACAAATGGCACTAATGGCACGGAAGATGGCGCCTTTGACCCCAAAAAGATATCTAAAATGTTCAATGAGTTTCAAGAAAAAGCAGAATCAATATTTGGTGATTTTATTCCCAAAGAGGTTATTAATCAAATGGGGGAAAATATGAAAGAATTAAATATTGAAAAATTGGCCGAGGATTTTTCAAAGGAAATGGCTGAAGAAGAAACACAGGCGCCAACAGATTAAATTTTACGCCCAAGGGGGCTTCTATATAATTTAATAGGGGTTGGTGATTTTTTTGGTTTAATTGCCTTTGTTGTTTTTTTTGTGGGGCTTATTGTTGTGCTAAGTAAATATGAATGTAATTTACATTTAAATATATAATTGAAACAATAAATTAATTTATTATTAATAACATAATAATTTTTTAGAAAAATAATTTTATTATTAATTGAAATGGCATTATTATCATGTTTGTATATTTTATATAATAATGTATTTATATTAAAATAATCTGGGTTATTTATAGTAAAACCCAATTTATATATTTCATTAAATAATGAATAATCTAAATATATTATAGCAGAAAATAAAATAGTTGAATAATCTATTTTATTTTCTATTAATTTTAAATCATTTAATAATATTACAAAATAATCTTTATTATTAATTAATGAATAGTTTTCTAATATTATTATAAAATTAGATATATATTTATCGGCTTTATTATCACAATTAAATTTCTTTGGTAAGAATTTAATAGTTTTAATCAAATCAATAATATTATTATTAAGCATGCATGCTATATAATATATAATATATAATATTTTCAATTACTGACGTCACGAGAAAATTGAAATTATATATTATTTATATTATATATTATATATGTTAAATTATAGTAAATATGATTGGATTACAAAGAATCAACTATTAAATAGTATTACAACTTATTTTAATGTAAATAAAAGTGATATTAATTTATTTAATCCAAATTTTCATTTATTTAAAGAATTTAAAAATACCCCTCAACATATTTGTTTTAATAATAGTAATAAATTAATAAAATTAGAATCTAACGATTTAGGTTTAATATTTTCCGAAAAAACAAATGAATTGATACTACAAGATATATATATAAAAAAAATATCATTTATTCAATGCGATTTTTTGAATATGGATTTATTTAATAAAGAACCAACTTATAAATATTATAATCAAATATATAATACAAATTCCCCTGCTAATATAGAAATATTTCTAAATTATGTTGTATCTCGTATATACGAGAACAATTTATCTCCTTCATTTAATATGTTTTATTGTGTATTTAAACTAAATGACCCAAATTTTGAATATAATTTAGAATATAGTCAAATAAATAATAAAGCAAACAAACTTGTAATTGATAATTTAGTTAATAAAAATTTAGCATATATTAATTTTGATTTTAATACAGATTCCGATTCTGATTTTGAAAATAGTCCAATTGAAAGCGAAGCGGCGCCCACAGAAAATGAAAGCGAAGACGCCGAAGATAAAACAAAAATAAATTTAACAATAAAAAATCATCCTTGTTATGTATTAATAACAGAAAGAAATGATATTTCATTATTTGAATATTTAAAAAATAATGGCACTGACATATTACCTTCTATTATATTTCAAATAAATATGGCAATTATGACAATGTATGAATTATATAAAATAAAAAACAATGATTTACATATTGGTAATATAATGTTAAAAAAAACAGATAAACAATTTTTATATTATAAATATACATATAAAGAAACCACGGGGATTTATAGAATCCCAACATATGGATATATAGCAAAGATAATTGATTGGGGCCGCGCAACATATGAAATAAATAATATAAAAGGTTATAATACAATTTTTAATTCAGATAATTTATCAGATTTTTATGTATATAATACTATCAATGACAAATCATTATTACCAGAAAAAAAACCATATTCAGATATATCAATGTTTTCATATGGCATATTAAATACATTACATATTTTAGATAAACAATCTCCAAATATTGAACAATATTTAAAACAATTTATAAAAAAAACAAATAAAAATTATGTTGATTATACTAAATTTAATTGGGATATATTTAGAGAACTTGTTAATAACGTCTCATTAAAAAAGAATTATTATATACAAATGTTTTTAGAATATTTTATTTTCTATTCATATAATGAAGAAATCCCTAAAACCGAAATTCTATATAATATAGTAAATTAATAATTATCATTTGTTTTAATATTAAATTTAAACTTTGAACTTCTTTCATATAATTGATTTTGTAAATTATTATCATTTGATATAATCCCCGCCTTTTGTTGTAAATCCATATTAACATAATCATCATTATCAATCCAAAACTCTTTATAACATAATTTAAAATCATCATTCTCTCTTAATGCCGCTTTATATATATATACTTGGTCTTCTAATTTATCCGATTGGCTTGTATTATCAATAACTAAGCAACCATAATTCTTTGTTGCTTGATTTAATATTTGTAAAAACATATCAAATGTTTGAAATACTCCCGCATAGTTTTTCCATAATTTATCTAATTCTGTTCTTTTAACCTCTTTACATATAAATAAATAATCAATATTAACTCTCATTACTGGCGGAATACCCATTTGATACTGCATAGTTAATATTAATGTAATATCTGCATGGCGTCCATTCATAAATATCCACGCAATATTTGGGTCTTTTTTCCATTTTTCAACATCTGCTAATAAATCATCCATTATAAGTAATCCACGGCTATCAATATTCTTATATCTTGGGTCTCCACGACCGGCTAAGGCATTCTTTTTACGCATTTTTAATGCCCTTTGACGTTTTACAAAATTCTCTATTAATGAAGGCGAATAAGCGTCAAAGATAAATCTACTTGGTATATGTGGCCTAAATGTTAAGTTTAAATCATCAGTTGGTGATATACACGTGCAAAATGGCATATCTTGATTATAATATAAATAATCAATCACTAAAACTGATTTTCCCGTATTTCTTTTACCAATAAATACCAATATCTTATTTGGGGTTATTTGAGTCATTCTAAAACGTTTAAATAATATATTAATTGGTTCATTTGGTTGTGTTTTTTTCATTATAAGTATATATTATATATATAATATATATATATTATAACATATATATAAACGCATAAATGGCGCTTATTTTTAGTAATTTTATTCACATATTTATATGGCCATAATTTGCTTCTTCTTCTTCATTATGTAATATTGCTTCTTCTTCATTATGTAATATTGATTTATATATATAAAAATTTGCTCTATTGCCATTTTCAATAACTAAACATCCATAATTTTCGGTTGCTTTATCTAATATTTGTTTAAAACATTCATATGTTTCAAAAATATTCCATATATTCCATTTATTCCATATTTTTAACAATTCATTATCAGATATATTTTTAAATAAAAATAAATAATCAATATTTTCTTTATACACAGGGGGTAATTCATAATATTGTTGAGTAATTATTGTTGTAATATTATTACTTCTTGCGCCATTCAAAAATAAATATGATAGATTATTATCTTTGCGCCACTGTTTCATATCAATATAATAATCCATAATAAATAATCCACGAGTATCATTGGTTTCCTTTTTTAATTCTCTTTGTTTATTTATAAGTGTTTCTAATAAATTAGTATCATATTCTCTTGTCATATTTTTTATATATGGTCTAAGTGAATTCTCATCTCGTTCAATACATAAATAATTGTCTATATGTTTATTTTTAGTTATAAATAAATAATCTTGAATTAATGTCGTTTTACCTGCGGCTCTTTTACCAACAATAACAGATATTTTATTTGTAATTTTATTCATATCAAATGATTCAATTTTATCAAAATTAATCATATCTATATATAACTATATACTTTGAATTATATACTAAAAAAACAAAATTTAAACACATAAAGCATTAATTTTGAGCCATATATAATATATTATATAATATATATAAGAATGAAAAACAAAATAAAAAATGAAATCAAATTATATTTAGCAACAAAGCATTATGATTATAATAACAAAGACCCATTTTATTTATTTAATTTATTATTAGAATCTGATAATTATAATTTTATTAAATATTTTATTAATAATAATAAATGGTTTATTGATTATATAGATATTCAATATGTATTAGCAGGAGGTCGTTTTACTAATATTAAAATCATTAATTTTTTAATAAAATCAGGTATTTATATACATAAATTAACACAAGCAAAAGAAAATGTATTATTTACAATAATAGATTGGTGTTGGCGTCTAAATACAGCAGATTATGAATTATTTAAATTTTTAATTAAAAAAGGTATTGATATAAATCAAGTTAATATTAAAGGCCTAAATTTATTACATTATTTTATTGCTTATAGAATAAATGTAAAATATATAAATTTCCTATTAAAAAAAAAGATAGTAATAAAAAACTTTAATAAAGCATTCAATATTGAATTATTTTATAACTGTCAATATGAAAATGATAAAATAATTTTACAAAACATAATAATAGATAATTATAAACTTAATATAAAACCTCATATACAAAAATTTAATATTAGAAACATATATATTATTTAATTGCCGATTTCTTTATATAATTAATAAAAATAATAATTCTTTATATCATATGGGTCATAAGTTAAACTTTCATCTAAAAAATTCTCCAAAGTATATATATATAATGCTATTAATTCTTTATGATTAGGATTAGCCCTTGTTTGTTCATCATAAAAATTATTATACACTACAACAATTAAAATATTTTATATAATTAATAAAAATAATAATTCTTTATATCATATGGGTCATAAGTTAAACTTTCATCTAAAAAATGCTCCAAAGTATAAAATGCTATTAATTCTTTATGATTAGGATTAGCCCTTGTTTGTTCATCATAAAAATTATTGTAAAAATCATTAAACCAATGATTTTCTTTAATATCATTATCATATAATAAAAACCTTAAAAAACTATTGTGACAGTGTTCTGTAAAACTACAACCATTAAAATCTTTAATATAATTAATAAAATCACTATCATAACACATTTGTTCTAAAAGGTCCGACATTATATATGCCTATATATTATTATATTATTTTTAATTAGCGCAATTGGCGCAATTGGCGCATTTATTACATATGAACATAATAATTTTTTATATTATTTGGTATATCATTAAAATAATCATCCATAAAATATTCAAAAATATATATATATAATGCCGTTATATCATTATGAATTGGATTAGCCCTTGTTTTTTCATCATAATATTCATTATAAAATTCCATATACCATATATTATCCTTTATTGTTTCATTATTACAATTGGGAATAAAAAAATCATAACTATCATTATTACTTATATAATCAATAAAATCACTATCATAAAACATTTGGTCTGACATTATATACTATATATTATATATTATATATTAATTAGCGCCACTTGCGCATTTATTAATATCTGTTTTAAAATTTTTAATTAATTTAATTTCTCTTTGTATAGTCGCAATTGTTTCATCTATTTTTTTTATTTTATATTCATATGGTTTTTCATATTCTTTCATCAATTCTATTGTATCTGCCAATTTTTTATTTTGTATCATTAAAATATTATAATCTATTTTAGTTTGTGTGCCGGTCATATTAATATAATCAAAAATAGAAGTTTTATTTGGCGCATATTTATTATTTAATAATTGCGCAAAATCAATGATTTTTTCCATATTTTTTAATGTTTCTTCGTGATTAATAGTATCCGTTTGTTTAATATATTTTAATGAATCTATAAATTTATTAATCTCATTTTGTAATCCTTGAATATGAGAATCAATCATTTTAATATTATTTGAATATGCTGATTCCTCATTTAAACGCGACAAAACTTGTTTATTATACTTTGCTTCTATATCTGCCTTTTCTTTATATAATTTATTTAAATGTTTATCTGCGTTTAATAAACGGTCCTCCAAAGGTAATTCTATTAAACTTGTATCCCATCCATCATATGTTGTTGTTCTATAATCTATTGATAATATCTTATCTTTAATTGAATTAATTAATGACATATATAATATATATATAATTTATAATTGATTAATTAATTCCTTATTATGAGGGCATATATATTATATACATATATATGCTCGCATTATGGAAGCATTAATCCAAGAATGCCAAGCCATCATTGCGAAGATTGAACAAATCCTCTTAGAAAGAGGCACATACCTTCAAGAAGAGGCCGAACTTTACCGCGTTTTTTGTAATCAAAAGCGTGGTCACATTGGTGTTTCTGTTGGTGCTGGGTGTGGCGCGGGTTGCCCTGCTTGTATAAATGCTACAAATTACTTTGTATTTGAATTCGCCACATAATTAATATAATACATTTTCAAATTTAATTAAAGGTATAAAATATTCTGTTTCAAAAGGTGATAAGAACCATCTTACTTTTTTGTATTCAATAATATCTAATATTTTCAATAAAATCGCAATTCTGTCGCATTCTGTATAATAATATAATTCTTCTTCTAAAAATTCCACTGTTATTCTATTATCTTTATAATATATTTCTTCATTCTTAAACATATTAAATAAAGTTGCTAATAATTCTCGCGCTTGGGTTGTATTTTGATTACAATTTAATCCACTCTTAAATGTTTTCTTTGATTTATCTCCATCAAATGTGCTTTTAACATTTTCGTGTATTTTATTATTAAATTTAAATTTAATATTATTTAAATTATCATTAGATTGTATATAAGAATTAATTTTATTAATTGTATTTAATGTTCTATTAAAGTTTTGTTTTTTATTATTATATATATTTTTAACACGTGGGAATTTTGTATATGAATCCGCCATAAATCCATATATACCTGTTATATTATTATTAACGGGAATTAAATCATATTCATTATAGTTCATTACAATAGAATCCGACTCATCAACTATAATTTTAATCCATTTATTAATCTTATCATTAAATTTATAAACATAATTATAATTAAAAATAATATATATCACGTTTTTATATATATGAACCAATGATAAATATTTATAATAATCTGTTAATATATTTGCTATTTTATATAAATTATTTGTTTCATTTTCAACCGTGTTTTCTAATTTATTAACTTGTATTATTATATATTTATATATCTCCTCTTGTTCAAATAATGTATAATTCTTATCAATTTCATATCTAATTAATGCGATATTTATTAAATCATTTAACAAATTATTATCTTTGTTCTTATTAAATAAATATTCACAATGCATAATAAATACATTAATGTTTTTAATATTAAATATCTCCTTGTTTGGAATAATTTCTGTATCAAAATGTGTATTCTTTTTCAAATTATTTAATTCAATAAACGATTTCTTAATTTGTAATGGATTATTTTTATAATAAATTGGAATCTTTTGATTTAATAGTTCAAAGGGCTGAAACATATAATATTCATTAATATATAAAATATAACCTAATCTATTATATTTATCTTTAATTGTTATTGGTTGAACATATGGCTTATTACCAACTAATTGTCCTAATGCCGCTCTAATAAATTCAACATCAATTAACGCATTTGTATTATTAATCAATTGAATAATATTTTCTTCTTTCAAAATTAAATTATGTTGAAATAATTGTCTAATATATAATAAAGCCATATTAATTTGAGGTTGCGAAAAATATATATTATAAGTGCTTATATCTAAATCAACCAAAGGAGTTTCATATACATATTTATTCTTTTCACTATCATAATAAGCGCCTTTAATATTAATATAATATTTTAGTTTATTAATTAATTCTTTATTATATTCTATATACTCGGCGGCGGCATTATATTTAATATTACTATAATTTATATTAAAATGATTCAATATATCAATTATTGTTTTTTGATTTTCTAATTCTAAATAACTATGCCATTCATTAGTTTTAAAAAAATATACCGATTTAATTCTAAAATTATTTAAATCCAAACTAATATCTACATATTGAACATCATTCTTAAACCCTCTACATTTATAATAACACATATTATAATCACACTCACGTGAATAATCAACATCTTTGTCCCAATAATTATTTATATTTTTATTTAATTCACAATCAATCGCCGTCTCTTTTAATACTCTTTCAATCTTTTTAATAAAAAAGTCTTTATTAACAATTCTTCTATATAATAATTCATCTACCGTTTCTGTTAAATAATCACGATATTTTATACCCAAAGATTTTGCATAAACATTTGATTTAACATCCATAATATTTTGTATTATCTCATCATATAATTTATTTTTTTCTATATATGGAATAATTGATTCAATATTAATAACTCCGCTTGTTGTATTATATATTTTAATATCAGGAACCGCCGCTGAATATCTATATACACATACATTTCTTTCACTCTCTTTTAAATCAATATGTGAACAATTTCTAACTCCACGTCCAATAATTTGATAAATACGAGTATTATTATGCCAAGGGTCAACAATATGAACTTGTCTAACCCATTTCAAATCTAATCCTTCTCCTGTTACTTTGGTCCCAATTAATACTTTAATATTATTACCATATTTATTTGAAGGATTTGTTATATTTTGTATATCATCATCATAACCTAATAAACCGGTTTTAATAATATATGTTGCCATTTTGAATTTATGATTTGAATTTTTAGCCCCAACACAATCATTATAATATTGCCCACATACAGCACATCTATAATAATTCTTTTTACTTAAATCTCGCAAATTTAACATATGAGAAGATTTAACACTTTCTAAATTTATTGGCAACCCATTTTTATCATAAACAATATTATTATTATATTTAATAAATCCATTTGCTTCTAAACATAAACTCAATATTACAGCACTTGCTAAACCATATTCACAAAAACAATATGAAATGCCATTTATTGAATTAATATTATTAATAATATTAGCAAATTTAGCAGAAAACATTGCCAAATTATATTTGGGTTGTAAATCATTATTTAACATTAAAAAATAACCAAATTCCTCAATAACATCTTTCTTAAATTCATATTGTTTTTCTTTTTTATGATTAGTATCGCCGGTGCTTATTATAACTTCATTAAAACACTTTTTAAAACCATTTATACCAGAATAATATTTTATTTTATCAACAGTTGGGAAATATTCCGAGGTTAATATATCTTTACAATCTTTTTGAGGATATACAAAGCATACTGCTTGCTTACCATTTTTATTAGCTGTATCTTGTAATTGTTTTGTTATTAATAATATTTTAAATTGATAAATACTCATATTACATTTATATAAATTGAAATCGTATTTTATTGTATTGTCCGGATTTAAATAATTCAAATATTCCTGTCTTACAATTTCAGTATTATTAGAATAATTAAATAAAGGATTAGGTTCATATAACAATTCAACCGGTGGATTAATTTGTTTCGGAAAACTAATTGGATTATTACCTCTAACATATGAAATATATCCCTTTGATATCTCATATAAATAATCAGCATTAAAATTATTAATTGTTGGAAATAATTTGTTTCTATCTATTTGAACTCCATCATTAATATTTAATAATTCTAATAAATCCGCTATTTCAACCGATTCATCTTTCATTGGTGTTGCCGTTAATAATATTATTTTTAAACATCCTCCAATATTTCTACATTCTTTTGCTAAATCCAATAAAACGTGTAATAATGTCCTTTGTGATATCTCCGCTTTCTTTTTTAATTTACTTTTAATTATAATATTATCATTGTCAAATGATTCCGAAGAAGATTGATAATCTACATCATCCGGTTCATCAATATCATTTTCATCATCATTTGTTTCTTTGCGCCCCTTTGAATCATTTTTACCTCTACCAACAATACCGTGTGCCTCATCAATAACAATTACCGAATTAACCATCTTCTCGGCGATTTGTCTTGGTGTTAATCCTAATTTTTTCTTTAATTTAACATCAATATAAGTTGAAAAAACATTAGGGCCCATAAATTCATAATATTTTTTAATATTATTTCTTATTTTTTTTAATCTGTATTCTTCATTTGGAATTTGGGATTCTGAAATATGATAAGCATTACCCGCACATTGAAAACTACCCGGGGCACTATGCTTCGCGTTTTCTAATTTTGCTTTTCTCGGATTATATAATTCATTATAGAAATTCTCTCTAACATGCTCTGAGGATATAATATATATTTTCTTTTCCATTTTATAAACATAATCTTTTAATCCTTCCGTAATACTAATAGCAGCACAAGTTTTACCAACGCCGGTTCCGTGAAATAATATTATACCATTATAAGGTGTTTCAAAGGAAACAAAATTTCTAACAAATTCTTGACTTTTTTCTAATTTAAATTCCGCTGGCTTACATACTTCTTCCGGTTTTCTATTTAAAAAATTTGAATCAATACGGGTTTTAAAAAACTCTTTTTTTTTATAAATATCATCATAAAAATTATCCGATTTAATTTCTGGATAAACTACAAATGCCATTATATAATATATATATAATATAAATATAAATTATATAATAATATATATTAAATGATTGATAACAAAGATAAATATTATGGCACTGTATTAGGTTTAATTATTGGTGATTTAGTTGGAAATGATAATAATATTAATATAGTTAATAGAAATAATGCCGATTATTTTAAGAATACAAATAAATCATTGAATTTTATATCTGATTATATATTAAAAATATTCAAAATGGGCGCCAATAGTGCCTTTGATTTAAACACAATAAAAAATAAATTAAATAATTGGAATAATAAAAACATAATGAAAAAGAAATATAGAAATATATCATTGCCTGCGCCATTTTTAATTTCATTAAATAATTATAATAATGGCAGCAATAATAATAATTATTTTACTGATTATTTTGGTATTATATACCCAATTTTTAATTATTTATTAAATAATGATAATCCATATTATTTATTAACACATAATATGCCTATTATTATTATGTTAAATACAATTATCAGTAATTATCTAAAACTAAATCAAAATTCATATTTATTTTCCGACGATTTAGTATTAAATATTGATTATGTTGGCAATTCTGACGCCTTTGAATCTTTGCGGTGTGTATTTAAAGCATTAAATGATACAAATAATTTTTATGATGGTTTGGTTTTATTATTAAACAAAGTTGAAAATACTCATTCGGTTTGTATATTATATGGCATTATTGCCGGCAATCATTATGGAATTTCTAATATTTTTGAATCTAATATATTAATTAATATATTAAAAAAATTACATAATTTTAATAAAATAATGGACTTAATTGAATTAGGATTTAAAACAACATATTCCCCAAAATAGTTTGGGCGCTTGAATATATGAAATAGAAGTTATATATATAATATATATGAATACAATATTATATTGCTTTGGTGATACCGGGAATCATTCAAATGAATTAAAAAAAATGATTAATATGATATATAAACAAGCTCATTTGAGTGCCCAAATGCACGCACAAAACATAATATTATTAGGTGATAATTTTTATTGTGACGGTGTTAATTATAATGACGGACCTGAATGGAATAATTTTAAGAAAATATTTTTTAATAAATCAATTCCTATTTATTCAATATTAGGTAATCACGATTATATTAAAGCGCCAATGGCACAAATAACATCAAAGAATTTTATTATGCCATATTACTATTATTTTAAACAAATAAATAATATAGGTTGTTGGTTTATTGATACACAAATATTAGACCCAGGTGATAAAATGTATATAAATAATCCTTATATATATTTATATGATTCATTAATTAAGGCACATTCAAATTATAATGACGCTTTTAATAATCATATACTTTGGTTAGATAATGAATTTGAAAAACATAAACATTTAAAATATAAATTAGTTTTTGGTCATTATCCAATAATTAGTTCAGGGGTATATGGTGAAAATATTAAATTATATTCAATATTAATGAAATATTTTCTAAAATATAATATAACAGCATATATATCCGGCCACGATCATAATTTACAACATTCACAATTAAAAATAAATAATTATGTGTTTAACCAATTTATATCCGGGGCAAACGATAATACAATTAAATATCCTATTCAAGAAGTTAATAATAATTTCTTTTCTATTGACCCCGGGTTTTTAAAAATACAAATGTATAAAACAAAGTTAAAATTTCAATTTAAAAATATTAAAAATAAAACATTATATACATATTCGCCTGTCACATAAAATCTATATATCTAATTTAATTCTCTTAAATGGCCTCTTGTGTTCTTTACAATATTCTGTTTTATAATAAACTGTTGTTTGGCATCCATCATAGTCGCATCTCTTTGTTATTATATTAATCATACCTGTTGCTTTATGTTTAGAACAATATTCCGGTTTAGTTTTATTTTTATAATTAAAAGAAGCAATTATATCACAATTATAATATTTACATTTACTTCCTTTAACATTTATCATTAGGGGCTTTTTATGTTTTAAACAATAAAGTGGTTGTTGACCACTAATATTAAAATTTGCTAATGTTTTACAACCCGGTTCAATACATTTCTTTGTTGTTAAATTTTCCATTCCTTCGGTTTTATGAAGTGCGCAATATTTAGGTCTTTGGCCTATAAAATTAAATGAGGGTTGTTTTTTACATTTATGTGCTGAACATTTTTTACTAATTATATTTATCATATCGTGGGTTTTATGTAATGCGCAATATTTTGCTCGTTTTTCGTCTTCTGTATTAAATGAAGCAATTAAATCACAATCCACAATTGCGCATTTATTACTTTTTACATTAATCATATCAGGGGTTTTATGAAGTGCGCAATATTTTGCCACGGAATTTTTAATATTAAAATTTGGTGTTTTTGAACATCCTTGGGCAGCACATTTCTTATTTTTAACATCTTCCATATCGGAGGTTTTATGTAATGCGCAATATTTTGGACTTTGGCCTTTAAAATTAAATGTTGCTAATATAATACAACTTTCAATTATACAATGTTTTGAATTCTTTTTAATTATATAGGTTGTCATTTTATTCATATATTAATATTAATTTTATATAAATCAATTATTGGTGTGCTAGGAACAAAGGAATTCATATTCATATTTATATTCATAAGTCTGTAAAATCAGGATTAAAATAACTATCATTAAATTTAATATCAAAATCATTTGTGTTATTGTAACTAAAATATTCATTAGTAACAATAATATCATCCTTAGGCGCAACTGGCGCAATTGGCTCAATTGGCTCAATTGGCTCAATTGGCGCAATTGGCGCAACTGGCGCAATTCTTGTAATATTAATCTTTTTATTTTTACTTTGTTTCTTTATTTCATTCTTTCTTTTTTTTAACATACGTGATTGTGTTCTTCTTAATTCACGGGCCATTTCTTTTTCTTCTTCTGTTTTTTTAGCATTGCGTTGATAACGGGAATATTCAACCATTTCTGTCATTTTATGACCTGAACAAAATTTTGCCTTTTCGCCTTTATAATTATAAATTGCGATTTTCAAACAATCAATATATTCACATTTTTTTCTTGTTAAATTTATCATATTTGGTTTTTTATGAATATGGCAAAATTTAGTCTTTTCGCCAATAACATTATAAATTGCTCTTTTTCCACAAAAACACTTTCTATTTTTAACATCAACCATATCTGACGTTTTATGTATAAAACAATACATCTTTGGTTGCCCTGGTAAATTATAAATTGGTATTTTTTTACATTCTGAAACAACACATTTTTTGCCTCTTATATACCACATATCATTCGTTTTATGTATTGAGCAATATTCTGCTTTATCATCATAATTATTATAGTGTGCTACATTTGAACAACCTGAAATAACACATAATGTATGTTTTAAATCAATATAATTTTTTTCTCTATGAGAAATACATAATCTTACTTTTTTACCATATTTGTCAATACAATAATTAGCACATTTAAAACATCCTTCAAATCTACAATGATTTGAGTTTTTTTTCATCATTTATCATTTATCATTTATTATATAATAAATTATGTAATAAAAATCAATTTTTGGAGCCCCAAACTATTTTGGGCCCAAAGCAATCAATAAATTCACTTGCTGCAGAACAATCAAACAAATCCGTTTCTGTTGAAATATCTAATTTGATTCTTTTATGATTATATGTGCTTAAATATGTTTTAGATTTATTTTTAGATTCAGCAATTTCTTTTTTTAATTTTTTAATATTAATCATATCTGGTAATTTATGAACTGAGCAATATATTCCTTTATTTTCTGGGGCAAATGGGTAATTAAAAAAAGGAACAACCATACAATTTTTATATAAACATTTTGAATGAGATAAATTTATCATATCTTTTGTTTTATGATTTAAACAATATTTACGTGGTAAGCCCTTAATATTAAATAATGCCGTTTTATTACAATCTTTAATAATACATAATTTTGATTTAGCTTTTGTTATATTAAATGTTTTATGTAATCTACAATATTTTGATTTTTCTCCATTAATATTAAAAATGGCATTTTCTTCACAATCAGCATGAACACATTTATTATATATAATAGTCATATTGGGGGATTTACATAAATAACATAGTTTCGCAACTTTGGCCCCTGGTAAATTAAAATGTGCGTTTTTTTTACATCCTTTACCTTTACATTTGTTATATTTTTTATATATCATATCTGGTTTTTTATGTATAAAACAATATGTCGGCTTTTCGCCTGGAAAATAATATGTTGCGTATTTGATACAATCAATAAAATTACATAATTTATTTTTTGTATTAACCATATTTGGGGTTTTATGTGTTTTACAATATATTGGCTTCATTCTTGGGCCATCTTCTGGGCCTTTTATATTATAATATGCTAATTTTATACATCCAATATGTTCGCATTTTATATTTCTATAATTGCTCATTTCTGGCTTTTTATGTATTCTACAATAATATTTTTTCTCATTATGTAATCTAAAAATACCATATTTAAAACATCCTTCATTAGAACAAATATTATAATGTTTTTTTAGTGCCATTACATTTATAATATATATATATTTAATATAAAAAATCAATTATATATATAACAAAGTATTCCGTCTTATTATCTATAAAATCAAGGTCTTTTGTCGCGTCATAATTAAATGTATCTATGTCATTAATCGCGTCAATTGCGTCAATCGTTTCAATTGAGTCTAATTTAATTCTTTTATTCGCACTTGCTTTAATAGTTAAATAATCGGGATAATTTATTTTTGATTTCTTATTCATTATATTTTTATCATATTTATGTTTATGTATATTAATCATCCCATCTAATTTATGAGCATTACAATATAATTGTGTAGTTTCAAGTGGATAATTATAACAAGGAATAATATTACAATCTTTATATTGGCATCTTTTATTATAAAATAAATTAAACATTTCCTTTGTTCTATGAATAGAACAATATTCTGGATTTAATTCTCTTTTCTTTCTTTTTGGGTCAGGCATTTCAACTGGTTTCTTAATTATATTATAATAGGCGTGTTTTAAACAACCATCAATAATACATTTATAATATTTTTTAGTAGGTTTAACCATACCTGGTAATTTATGAATTGAACAATATTTTGCCTTTTCGCCTGGGTTTTTATATTTATAAAGTTTCTTATGAATACAACCTTCAAATAAACATATTCCGTGAATTAAATTAACCATACCTGGTAATTTATGAATTGCGCAATAAATTGGTTTTTCATCTTTGGTCTTAAAATTATAATAAGGAACTTTCTTACAACCTTTAAATTCACAATTTTTCATATTTTTTCTCGGCATTTTAGTTATAGAATATATTATATTACATATAAAAAATCAATTTTTGTGGCAATATATACAAAGATAAAATGGCAAGTGGCACGTGGCATATTTATACCGATTCTTCATTATGTGTTAATTTTATTCTTTTGTTTGATATTTTATCTTCCGGTCTATGTGTTGGGCAAAATTTATTATTATATCCGATTTTTTTTGAACATCCTTCATAATCACATTTTTTTTGTATAATATTAATCATACCACAAGCTTTATGTTTAGAACAAAATAGCGGAGACTTTTCACATTCAAAATTAAAAGAAGCTTTAATTAAACAATCTTTAAATATGCATTTTTTTGTAACTACATCAATCATATCAGGGGTTTTATGAGCTGCGCAATATTTTGGCTTTTCACCAGATAAATTAAAAGAAGGTCTTTTTAAACAACCTTCATATGCACACTTTTTATTTGTTACATCAATCATATCTGGGGATTTATGAGTTGCGCAATATTTTGCCTTTTCACCTGGCAAATTAAAAAAAGGGGTTTTTAAACAACCTTCAAAATCACATTTTCTATTAGTTAAAAGAATCATATCAGGAAATTTATGAGTTGCGCAATATTTTGGCCTTTTACCAGGTAAATTATAAGAAGGGCATCTTAAACAACCTTCAAAATCACATCTTCTATTAGTTAAAAGAATCATATCAGGAAATTTATGAGTTGCGCAATATTTTGGTCTTTCACCTGGTAAATTATAAGAAGGGCATCTTAAACAGCCTTCAAATGCGCATTTTATTGTAACTACATCAATCATAACTGGGGATTTATGAGTTGCGCAATATTTTGCCCTTTCACCAGGTAAATTATAAGAAGGTCTTTTTAAACAACCTTCAAAATCACATTTTCTATTAGTTAAAAGAATCATATCAGGAAATTTATGAGTTGCGCAATATTTTGGTTTTTCACCGGGTAAATTAAAAGAAGGCCTTGTTGAACATCCTTCAAATGCGCATTTTATTGTAACTACATCAATCATATCAGAGGTTTTATGAGTTGCGCAATATTTTGGCTTTTCACCTGGTAAATTATAAGAAGGTCTTTTTAAACAATCTTTATATATACATCTACTATATTTTAAAACAGATATATTTTTGGGTTTATGAGTTGCGCAATATTTTGGCTTTTCACCAGGTAAATTATAAATCGCAAATTTAAAACAACCTTCAAATGCGCATTTTATTTTAACTACATCAATCATAACAGAGGATTTATGAGTTGCGCAATATTTTGGCTTTTCACCAGGTAAATTAAAATAAGATCTTCTTAAACAGCCTTTATATTCACATATTTTATTTTTAACATAAATCATACCAGAGGATTTATGAGTTGCACAATATTGTGGCTTTTCATTCGGTAAATTATATGAAGGTCTTATTAAACATCCTTCAAATGCGCATTTTTTATATTTATAATCTAAAAAAGATATATTTGAGATTTCATTATCACAATCATTATCATATAAATTTACAATTTCTTCATCAGCACTTTCAGCTTCAACATCTCCTTTGCTTTCATATTCATCCTCTGTTTCAACATCAACATCTTCTTTGCCCTCTATTTCAACATCAACCTCTCCTTTGCTTTCAGATTCGCCCTCTTTAGCAACATCAACATCTCCTTTGCTTTCAGATTCGCCCTCCGTATCAACATTAACATCTCCTTTGCTTTCAGATTCGTCATCAATAATAATTTCATAATCGTATTCGCTTTCACTCTCGCATTCGTTCTCGCTTTCACTCTCACACTCACTTTCGCATGCACTCTCACACTCACTTTCGCATGCACTCTCGCATGCACTCAAAATTTCAATTACATCAATCTCTATATTTCTTACATCAATCATATCAGAATCCTTATGAAGCAAACAATATTTTGGTTTTTCTCCAGCATAATTATAAGTAGCCGATATAAAACACGTATTGAAAAAACATAATTTTGGTTCTTCAATATGTGCTTTTGGGCTCTCCATTATATTGTTAATATATTAAATAAATAAAATCAATTATGAGCAAAGGGGAAAATTAATGTGGTTTAGGTAAGCAAGGCGATTGGTCAATTAAAACTGGTATTCTTGGCACGTGGTTATCTTTAACAACCATTCTATAATTAATTCCAACAGGGGCTTGTTGATACCATCTTTTTTCATCTTGGGGGCTATATAAAACCATATCAAAACGATTAATACCGGTTTCTCTTAATGTATAAGAAGGATAAATATTTCTTGTATATTCTGTAAATTCCGGCGAGGCTTTATAATGGTGCAATTGTTCTTGGCCATTTTCAAAACCGGTTAAAACACCACCACCACAAGGATAACCATTAGAATGAGTATTTTTAACATTAGGGCAATGAGGGCGATACATATTTGAAATATCCTTTGAATGCCCGTGAGTATAACCTTTTAAATCGGATTCAATATCAACAATATTTCTTTGAGTTGAATGAGAAACACCTTGACGTGCTATTAAACCCGGTTGTTCAGGGCGCACTTCTGAACAACGTTCATAATTTATTGGATTTAATACATATAAATAAGGCCCGATTGATTGTTGTAAATCAAAATTATATTGTTCTTGGTCATATTTACGCCTATTTTGAAATTTATATGCTTGATTTTCGGCTCTTGTCATCGGTTTTGATTGTGTTGTTCTATGTTTTTTATTATGTGACATATATATATAATAAATATATATATTTTTTTATATTATATATTATATATTTCCTAAATTATTTTCCTGGTCGTCCAAAGGCATTTCATTTTCTTGGCCACCCAAAGGCACTTCCGTCACTTGGGCGCCTTCTGGCACTTGGGCGCCTTCTGGCACTTGGGCGCCTTCCGTCACTTGGGCGCCTTCCGTCACTTGGGCGCCTTCCGACACTTGGGCGCCCAGAGGCGCTATATAGAATAATTTATCTTTATAAAATTCACGTGCGGCATTAAATCCATATTTAATTAATTTTAATTTATTATTTAAACTTAATTCATATATTAAATTGGATATATTCTTTGTATGTATTTTAATTAGATTAAACTCATCATAATTATTAGATTTATCTCTAATATGATAAAACATACATAAAATTACATTATAAGAATAATCAACAAAGTCATTAATTTCATTATTTAATTTAAAATTAGACAATTCTAATATTAATGTATTTTTTTTTTCATTATTAAATATACTTGCGGGTATATTATCAATTAATCCGCCATCAATATGTAATCTATTATTATATAATATTGGGGTAAATATAAATGGTATTGATATACTCATTCTTACAGCAAATAAAACAGGCATATCAGGTTCATTATCAACAGAATTATAAATAATAGAATAATCATTTAGACATATTGTATTAATATATAATTTAATTTTAGTTAATTCATATTCC